ATACGGAATGTTTGCACCTGATAGAAACGCTTTAACTTTAAGGTCGTCTTCAAAATTGAAGTCTACGTTAAGCCCTTGCGTATAGTTGCTTCTTGTAGGGCTGAGGTCTGAGCCGGTGTTGCTCGTGTACTCGGGATAGCTTGCAGAGTTTTCGCATAGGTAATCTATCAAACGTTCTCTATAAAAAGTCGCCATATCTAAAGCCTGATCCATTAGAGGCTTTAGGTCGTCGTATGATGCTGCTTGACTCTGCTCCGAGTTCATTATCACGACGGCGTTGTTAACGAATCTAAGGCGTAGGAAAGGTACTAACTGAACAAAAGAATATTGCACCGTAGAAGGTATAACGTAGTCCTGTAGAAGCGTCTCATATACACCCGAAACCGAACCGGCATCTATATCGCTTGATAGCTTGTTGTATAGGTCAGTACCTAAGACGGGAAGTATCCATCTTTGTTGCGCCATATAAACATACGGACGGATTAAATCGTCGTCTACGCTTCCACCGATAGCGGTGTCTCTCTTTAATCTGTTAGCTGAAACGAATAGTGCTTGACTCATGGTGTTAGTTGTTACGTGGTGCTGTTGCGCCTATCGGCGTTTTGATTGCTGCGGCTATCTCTGGATTGATGAAGCCTCTATTTTTTTGGTCGCGTGGTAGAGTTGCTACAAGTGGGTCGTTCGCTTGTAAAGGCGTTCCGTTATTAGCTTGTATAATTCTTTTGGCTTGATTAACCGATACCGATTTGTTGTTCTTTTTAAGGTACGTCTTACGCATCCAGTAATGCTGACAAGAACCTCCGCCCTTATAGAACCAGACATTGTAAAAGTCACTACCTGCCGGCCCCCATCCGGGGTTGATAGCCCTATCTGAAGCGAGAAGTATATCTTCTTTTCTGTATACCCTCTTAGCGTTTACCATTTTGGTACAAAAGCTTCTTGAAGGGTTGCCGTTTATTCCTAACTTATTAGGGGCGTATGTGTACCTTACTTTAATAAGCTCGGTGTCTTGCTCTGATTTTGCTTGTGGCTTTCCGCTTGGAACTTTAGCCGTAGCAAAAGACCACATCGCATCGAACTTATCTTCACTATCGTAGTCGACTTGACGCTCGTCTATCATCTCGTAGTCTTTTAGTAGGTCTTCTTCAGCTTGGCCTAACTCAATAAGGGAATCTGCTGCGGATAAGCTAACACAGTCCTTCATCTCGTTCTTGCTGAGGTCTAACTGCTTTAGTTTACTGTTAGCCCATCTAAGACCTGCCTTACCGCCCCACGCATCGTACATTAACTTACCACATCCGTCGGTGTATGACTTGCTGGAATCTAAGTCTTTGGCGTGACGCGTTAGGTAGTTAGCCATACGTTGCACCGTTTCGATACTTATAGGCTCTCCTTTTGCTAATTGATTAGCACGTTGTTTGCCTACACCCGTTCCACACGAACCCCATCCATTTTTGTCGACAAAGTCTAACACCTTCTGTGCGTTACTCTTTACGCCTTTTGGGTAGTCTGTAATTGACTCAGCATAGACATCCCTTTTTTTTTTAGAGAACTCTTCCGCCTCAGCCGTCATGCCTTCCTTTTTTTGTTCTCCCTCGTCAAGAGTGTCTATAACGTCAAGGTCTAAGAAGTCGGCAGGTTTAGCCGTAATAAAGAATATGTCTAACTCAATGTCGTTAATGCCGAAGAGCATACCTAAAGACTTGAGAAGGATATTTTGAAACGGTACTACTACTGTATTGTTAAATAGGCTGTATGAGTCGCGTAACTCGTCTGCGTTATTCCCAAAGCCTCCACCTTCTGAACGTACTCCAAAGATTAAAGGACTAACTACTCGGTGCGCCGTTATTATCTTTTCGCTTACAAGCTTACTAAGGTACTCGTACATCCCGTCCGCGCCGTTCTGTGTTATCGGGGTAAACTCCGGAGCAGTTTCATCGCCATCGTTAAACGTGATAAGAATACGCCCTGCGTTATCTGCGCCTGTGAATTTATCTAAGACCTTTTGTTCTATTACTCTGCGCTCTTGTTGCGTTGGTACTCCATTCTTAAAACTCAGAAGCATAGAAGGGAAGAACCCTCTGCGGATATTGTTAAGGTGGAACTCGCTAATCTCTTGGTCTAACTCTATGTAGTTAGTACCCCCTGCGTAGTCTGGTAGAGCGTAGTAATGAAGTGAAGGCGTGTATCTCTTTATCTGAAGGCAAGTAGAAGCCGCAGTTCTGTCCTCGTTAGAGAAGGCTTTTATAGCCTTTTCAGCCTCTCTCTTCTCCCTCCAATCGGATTTGTAGTAAAACTCGCTTATTACCCCCTCAGAATCCGCGACACCACTACGCATCGTATGGACTGGTAAGTGCTTCATACAAGCTATGCGAGTACGTGAAGAGTTCCATATAACATTAAGGTATGTCATGCCGTAAAGCTTGAGGTCAAATGCAACCTTTTGGAGTAGGTCATCGTCCGACTTTCTCAATAAGTCTTGAAGGCGCAACCACTGCTCACGCTTCTCATCTGACTCGTCCTTATCGGTAGCGTCTAAACCACCGCCGAAAATCATATCTGCAACGCCGTTTATTATAGCTCCGTTCGTAGAGCTTGAGATAAACAAGTCACGCAGGTAATCGCCATACATATCGTCCGCACCATAGGTAACGAACTTCTGACCTTGCTTCTCACGGAACACCGGTATCTCTTGGTCGGTGTAGTTTATTACGCTGAAATTTTCCTTGTTCATTATGGGTAGACGTATTGAGTGGTTGTAGGCTCGTACTCTTTAAATGCAGAACTTACCTCTTTCATATTGCCGGAGAAGTCGTAAACGTAAGCCATACCCTCCTGTAGCTCTTTAGTAGCTGAAGCAGGGTCTAAATTCGATGAGCTTGTCTGCTCGTATATTTTGTAGGTATAGAATCCCATAGGGTACGTATCGTACTTACCTACCGCATCGTAGAACTTTATACGCCCTCCGGTAGGGGCTGCGGTTTCGCCTGGGTCTATAACGGTAAAAGTCATTTTTGTATATCTTCCATTTGAAGCTACTACACTTGTGGGGATAAAATACAAAGAATTCTCTGAACCTAACGACGTTAACTCAATTAAGTAATGCACACTCGCTTGTGCAATAGTTTGACGCTCGGCTACTGTAACGTAAATGCTTTGAGTTACGTCGGTAGCTGGGGTCGTTTTAGCGTTCTTAATTTGTAGCATCGTGGTAAGATATAACTATTCCCGATTTGTTTAAAATGAAAAAGGGAGGACGGCTGTAGCCACCCTCCCAGTTTCGTCTTGGTTACTTTAGCAATTAAGCCGCCGTAATTGTGAGTGCTGAATCGTCGGTCAATCCGTCGAATGGGAATTTACTATTAGTAACCCCATCTGAAGCATTCAGTATGTACAATGGGTTTTGTTCCTTCGCTGTGAAGTTCAAAGTCAAGCCGTTCATGTCTGAACGATTTGTACCCGTTGCAATCGTGTCGCCTCCCGTTAAGTAGCATCCGTCGTTAATTCCCATAAGGAATACGTTATCGTTGCTATCTTGTACGAAGATTTGAGCGCGATTCTTTGCGATTAATCCGAGCTGAAATAAATCAGCCGCTACAACTTTATGTAGAACTACGTCTAATGTCTGATTATACATAACCGAACCTGTAGCCTTATCCGCTTCAATAGCTGAAGAGAATGAGGATAGGTCAGTTACGAGGTCATACTTAAACACATCAACCAAACCACCACCGTCTACGATATCCCAGTTAGCAAATCCTGCCGNTGTGATAGTGTAAGACGAAGCCGTTACGNTTGCTTCTTTAAGTATGTCAGAGCAANAAGAACTACAAAAGAATATAGCCTTCAATCCTCCTATTGCGTCTCGGCAGTCAATGCCTCTCGCTGCTGTGATATTACAAGCCATGTTATTCTTTTATTTTAAGTTTATGTAAAGTTGAATCCTACTACTCCGTCAGCCGCTACTCCTGTCTGAACACCACAAGCGAATCTCATAGAGACACGAACGTTGTCTGACCCGTCGTAAGCGTATGTTGGAATTAACTGAGCAGAAATGTCAGCCGTGTAGCTGTTAGCACCTACAACTAAGTTGTCAGGGTAAGTAAATACCATAGCGTCGTAAGTGTTAGTGATTCCGTGAGTTGGGTAAACAGGGTATCCAAGGTATGTCGCACCTTGTAAAGATTGATTGTAACCCGGCCCTGTGTTTTGTGCCGCTTGTGCTTGTAAGAAGAATGCGTATGCTTCATACGATACGTAGAATCCACATCCTGGCTTTTGTAGAATACCTGGAATGTTAGCTGCTGCTGAGAATACTACGTCCATAGCCGTAAGAATGTTGCCTGCCGTCCAAGCCGCTGCACCTGTGTCTGCTTCTACGAAGTCTTTACAAGCTGATGCGTCGATACCTGCCTCGTCGATTACTCCATCGTTAGAAAGGAATCCTACTCCGAAAGTTCCGGCTGCATCACCAACCCAAAGCTTCTCTTCAAGGTTAGTTCCTGTTCTTTCTGCAACTGCTCCAAGAAGGAAGTCAGACCAAGCAACAGGAATATCGCCGTTTCTTTCCATTCTTCCGTTAGCAGCTATCCATGTAGGATACATAGTACCTCTACAAATTTCTTCCATAACAGCTAAGTCTGCTGGGTTAAGAACTTGCTCGGTTAAAGCAGTGTTGCTTCCGTCGTTAAAGTTGCAATTTGCAGCTTGTATAGTGTCAGAAACTGCAAGGCCAGAGATTACCGTCTTACCGACGATTCCTTCAAGAAAGCGACAACGACCTTTTGCAATCGTTTCTGCCCCAAGTAATGCCGCGCTCACATAAGGCAATGCAAGTTCACCGGCGTAAGTATTGACTGATGCGTCAATATCGAAGTTGTACTTCTTATTAGTTAGATAATTCATTATATTATCGGTGTGAATTGATTATGTGTAGCGCACGGTCTACACTATTTAATTTAGATAAATCTACCGACTTGTGCTGAGCCGAGAGTTTGTTTGGTGAGTGCGTAACCCCTTTCGATGCGGGTGCGTCCTCTAATGCTTTAAGTCTTTCGCTAATTGAAGCAAATGCCTCTTCAAGTATTTCCGTCATGTCTTCCTTCTTAGCTTCTACTTCAACTTCAACTTCTTCTTTGTCGTCGTTGTATATGTCAGATACTACTTCTGCAATAGCGTCTATAACCTTTTCGTCAAGGTCTGGGAAACGCTCGTTTAAAACGTCGCGTACTTTCTCGTAGTTCATGTCTTCCCTTACGTCTTCTTTCTCGTCGTCGATTCCATCACGGTAGCCTTCTTCTTCAGCTTCGGGAATAGTCTCAAGCTCGACTTCAAGCTCTAACTCTACCTCTACGTCTACTTCTGTATCTTCACCTAAAGAGGCAAGGCGTGAATCTTCGTTCACTACTAACTTCGTTCCGTCTTCGAGTGTGTACGTTCCAGCGTCTAAGATATCTGCGTTACCAGCATCGTCTAATATACGTACCTCGACACCTACGTCCATAGACTCGGCTTCGGTAACAAGAACACGCCCGTCGTCTAAGCGAGCCTCGGCGTAGAGCTTAGTTTTGGGTAGACCCATAACCTCGCGGATTTTTTCGATTGTTGTCATTTTGTAATAATTATTCAAGTATATATATAAGTAATTCTCGTCTGTTTATTTTCAACCGTATTTGCGCTTTATCATTCCGCAAACCTTCTCCGCTATCTCCTTAGAACCATACTCCGCCATCTGGTCAGCTATGCACTCGTCCCAAGGGTATGACTCTAAGCTCTCCTTAGCTGCGTATAGGGTCTTACCGTTTAACTCAATAGCTCGGTAGCCTGTTTGATTGTAGAACATTTCTCCCCATAGTTGAGCGTCTTGCGCTTTTAGGAATAGAGGCTGACCGTTTAAGACGGCCGTAGGTTTCACCTCGTCTAATAGTATAGACTTCAACTCTGCGATAATAACCTCATCGTCGGGGCAGTTCTTGCATAGCTTACCCTTGGTCATCTCTACCAACCTGTCGGTGAAGTAGCCTTCTATACTAAAGCCTCTAACCTCTTTGGCTTTTACCTTCTCCCATACGTCCATGTTGTTGACCTTTACGGAGAGCATCCAAGTACCTACGGGTAGGTCGAATCCATATAGTGCGCTCTTGTCTTTCTTAGCGTCTTCTACAAGCCAAGACTCTACCACAGTTACCCCTTCTATTTTAGAGTTGTGTTCTAAGGTGTGTTCGTTAGTACGTGCTTCCCTCATGAATAACTCCATCGCGTGGCGTACCGTTTCTTTAGAGAAGAATACGTCGTACTCTTGATCGTTTTCGTCTAATCTCATAATGAGCTTCTCAGGGATTAGGGCAGGGCCTACAAGCAACCTCTTGTCCTCATCCATAGCGAAGGCCATCTTGTTATCCTTTACCTTAGACAGGTACACGAAGTCCGTTTCTATTGCCGGAAAACGCACAAGGCTAACCGCCTCGATACCGGTAATCTCTTCCGTCTCGTCTATTAATAGTTCTACTTGCTTTCTCATATCGTTAAAAATAACCTTTGTGGTATTGTTTATTTATAGGGATGCTCTATTCTGTAACTCTTGCTGAAGTGCGTCTGCTGACGCTATTTCGTTTTGTAATACGTAGGCTTGAACGGCAGGAAGTTCTAAAGTCCCAGCACCGAAAGAACCAGCGATATCCGGAGTTAGTGCGAGTTGTGTATTTCCTAAATCACCTCCGCCGCCACCACCTCCCATAGAAGGCATTGTAGTGTCGAGTCCGTCCGTTGCTGCTCCGGCTTGGTTCATTATGCCTTTGATAGATGCGAAAGAACTAAGCACCATTCCCACAAGAGTAGCCGTAAATCCCGGTGCGGTAAATACTGCTCCCGGCCCTGTTCCAAGTGCTGAGGCTTGCGCTCCGGCTATTGCATTAGAAAGGGCTATACCTTGGTTGACTAAGATTTGTGCTATAGCTAACTTCTTTTGTCCTTCTTCCGTTTTCGCCATAGCTTGTAAAGCTTGGAAGCCGGCTTGTACCAAGCCCATATTTGCGGCTTTAATAGCTGCCGCAGTAGCTTGTTCAAGTAAGACTTTTTTGGCGGCGTCTTCTTCGGAAATCGTTGACTTCGTTGATAGGAAATGGAGAAGGTTGTTAACGTCTTCTTTCTGTTCCTTGTCGATAACGGCTTGACGTTGGGCTTCGTGCTTTGCTTCTATTGCATCCCGTTCTTCTTGTAGTAGCTGTCTTAAATTACCTTTTACTTCTTCGCCGTTAATCATAGCCTCCATCTCAGCTAACAACAACCTGTCGGCTTTTTCTTGGAAGGCTTTAAGCTCAAGCTCTTCTTCTGACATTAAATAGTCACGTAAGCTTTCGAGCCTTTTATCTTCTCCTTCACGCATTATGCGTTGAGTCTCTTTTATCGCATCTTGCTTTTCCTTTTCTGCTGCCTTTACTGCGTCGGCTTCGGCTTCGGCTGCTGCTGCGGATTGTGTCTTAATTATATTAAGCTTATTGTTTAGCGTGGTCTGCATCTCTGCCGACTCGGTACGTATGTTGATTAGGTTAACTTCTAATGCAGCAAGGTTATCAAGGTCTTCTTCAGAAGTGTCACTTTGTGCGGCTCTTTCCTTAGCAATATCAAACTCTTCTTGTGCTTGTGCTTGACGTGCCGCCATTAACTCCCTTTCTATATCTATAGCCTTTTGCGCCGCTTCAAGTCTTTCGTCTAAGCCTCGCGTCGTGTCCTCGGCTATCATATTGTACTCCTTAATCTGGGCGCGACCTTCTGCAAATTGTAAAGATAAATCTCTCTGTGAAGTTCTAAGAGCCTGTGTTCTTCTCTCAAGCTCCATAGCTTTATCTATAGCGTCTTGCATAGACCCGGGCAACTTATCCATCTCCTCTCTGTAGTTGCTTAGGGCTTTCGTAACACCACCGGAAAAGAGTCCAGTAATAAACCCACCAGCCGCACGGAAGAATCCCGTTACCCTTTCTACCACTGCTCCGAGAGCAGCCATCCCGACCTTAATCTTTTTCGCGTTCTTATTGGTAGAAGAAAACGCCGCTACTAAAGCACCAACCGCCACAACAATAGCACCTATACCCGTAGAGATAAGAGCTACTTTCGTTAGTTTAAGACCCTTGATAAAAGTCTTCGTACCAGCTGCTGCATTCTTAAAGCCTGTTACAGCACCGCCAGTAAATCTATCAGCGGCCGCACTCATAGATTGGAATTGCGTGCCTAAGTTATCCGCGCTTTTGTCTAAGGTATTAAGCTCCTTGGATGCCGTATCTGCTCCCTTTATTACAACTCCTACTTCAATTTTCTCAGCCATTACTTCGCGCTTTTATTCCTTGTCGGATTTTCTTAAAGAATCCACGGAATCCCGTGTCTTCATAATAACCATATAAAACAAGCCCGTATGTATCTTTTATAGCCTCATGCGTTTGGGCCATCTTTAATATGTTAGGGATTGCTTTCCCTACGTTATTCATATATCTAATCATCTTAGTCCTGTTCTAAGTAGTTGTCGTTTTCCGTAAGTATAAAACCTAAGTTTTCTTGCAGTATTAAGTCACCCTCACTTAACGCACTCGATAACTCCATAAAGGTTGCCGAACAATCGATATGCCATGTTATGACCCTATCTGCTGAACCGGTGCAAGTTATCGCCACGCCTAAAGTATCGTTAGGGTTAAAGTCTGCGCCTCCCTTTGCGCCGCTTACTAAGATGGTGCGAGTACCTGCGTCTGCATCGTCTTGAGCAAAGTCCGTTTGTTCGTTGCCCGATGTGGTTATCGTGCCGTTAATGTTCTTCGCTACAAACGTCCAAACCTTGAAGGAAGTAGAACCGAAAGAACCGGTAGTCCCTTTAGCGTCTTTTTGTACCGATAGCGAACGTATAACAAAGCGGCACATCATATTCGGCGGTAAAGAGAATGAGCTATTCTGTAAGGGGTCGCCGTCTGGCGTTGCTAATGCTCCTAAAGCTCCGTAGGTAGTTGCGTAGAATACAAAGTTCTTATTCGTAGAAAATACGTTAGTATTTTTATTAATCCCCGAAGTAGAATGCTCGCCTTGTATTGGGTTAATGTTTGTCGCTTGTAAAGTCTTTAACGTGTTAAATCCACCTACTCCTGTTAGGTAATTTTTGCCGTCTGAGTTAGGTACGTTAGGATTGCCTCCGGGGTTTGTCGTACCTCCACCTCCACCTGCTCCTGTATTCCATAGGCAGTCGCTTCCGTCCCAATACAAGTGATTCTCGTTGCAACATATCTGCGTCCCTGTACTTGTAGTCCCGTCTGTAGGGTCTGTAAAAATAGCCGTGCCGTTAGCAAGATATCCGGTTAAGTTTAACTGACAATCTTGTACAGGGTCGGGCAAGTTTAAAGAGGCCACGAGTTCCACCTTTTTTAAGAGTTGTACTTTGCATGGTACGTCTTCTAATGGCTGGTAGTTGCTTATCTTCAGCACCCTGTATAAAGTGTTCTCTATCCTTATTTCGTCGTTAAATTTAAAGCCGTAGATATCCGATGCAGATAGCAACATACTACACTCAAAGAGTCTTGCTTCGTCTGAGTATATAGACAATAGAAATTGCTGCCAGTATCTTGCAAAGTAGCCTTGATTGCTTGGTGTGCTTCCGAAGGTTGGATTGTTAAAGGATGCCCCAACTTCAAAGTCCCATAACAACATAGGCGAATCTATAGCCATCGGGTTGCCGTTATTGTAAAACGGAAGGCATAGCGGATAAGAAGTAGTCTCTGAAAAGCCTACAAAAAACGACGCTGTATTGTTTAAAGTCTTAAGACCGTTATGATAGAACAACTTAGGCTTTGCATCCGATATAGGGCCGGCCGTGTCTATCCCGTATTCTCTTGCTATAAGGAAGTCTTCGGCATCACTTCCAGAGCCGTCGTCTGCCGTAGGTATCTTTTGTACTTGAAAAGGTGCAAAGATTGCGTTGTTCGTAAAACTACCACTTACAAAGTCGCCTAAAATTTCTTGCTTGTACCTCCCTAAGACGTGCAAATTTTGCTTCTCAAATTTAGCGTTAAGGTTTGCGCTATCTTCAGCGTCTTTCAGTTCTATGTTTTTCTTCCTTAGTGAGTCCGTAGGTGTTATTTTTCTTGGCTTAGATAGGTCTAATCTATCCGTCCAGTCTTTTGATTCGCCTGCGTTTATGTAGTCCTCCCAAGGTTGAACGATAAGACTCATCGGGTTGTCTGTGTCGCTTACGATACACAAGTTAAATCGTTGCACTAAATCTCTTACAAAGTCTGTCTGTAAGACATCCGGCATATTGTGAGGTATGTCTGCAAAGCCGTTTACGAGTTGACTTGCTTGGATAGTGCAATACGTTCCTTCAGATTGTAGACGCACATTACCAGAAGCACCGTTACCGGCATTCACGGCCACCTTGCATACTATCTCTTGTCCGGCTTGAAGATATCCATCAAACACAACAGCCGTTGCGCTTATTACTGAGCTGCCCGAACCACCATATAATGGTATCCATCCAGAAGAAGCAAAGACACCTACAAACGGTGAGCCACCCTGTACTTCAATCAAAGCTTGCCCGCCGTCGGTTGTTAGTATAGTCGACGAGAAAGACGCGTGACACTCTCCGAAGTAATGGCCGTCTTGCGGAGCTACAAAAGTATGTGAAGTAGTGTTCCACGTATTACCTTCGTCGTATAGTGTTGGTGGGTTGTTGTTTGTTCCTGCTCCGGTTACATCGTTAAAAGGTATAACTTGAGCGTATATATCTAACACTTGAGGTGCTGACCACAGAATTAAAGTCGTTGAGCCTGTGTTTGCAATCTGGCTACCTAAAACGCCTCGAGTAGCCACAGACTCTCGGTCTGATGCTAACGTCATGTAAAGCTTAGTCCATGCGTCAGATAATAAAAACGCACTGTCCAAGAGGTTATAGTCTGCTTCTTCAACAACCTTTTTAAATAAAGCACTAACGCTAATAGAGGGCTTGAGCATATAGGGTTGTAGATAGTTCGCTAAAGCTAAACCACCTAACCCCCCTGCCCCGTCGTTTTGATATTGTAAGAAGTTATATGGTTGCGTATGGCCGTAGTCTATTATCGGAAAGACTACCGTGCCTGCTCCAACCGTGCCTTCTGTTACATCGTTAGCAGTGTTAAAGGAACTAACAATGTTAGCAGTCGTCATATTAACATCGTAGTCCGTGTTCTGAACGCCTGCTTCGCTAATAAATAAGTCTATTAATTTCTTCTCGCTTATGTCTTGGAAGAGGTTAGCTTCTAAGCCAAACACTACCACCTCGAACTCTTCTTCTTTTAGGTGTACATTTTTAAGCTGAAGTGAGCCTTGAATAATAGGTATGCCGTCTACGTGTATCTCTGCGTAACACTTCCGGTGAATATCAAATCGGAAAACATCGGTAGCCGTTACCGCAGTGGGTTGGATATTTACGTCATAGTAGTGTCCAAAGAACTCGGTGTTCCCGTTTGTAAACGGTAGTCTAAAAGTTTGACTGAAAGGACTATATCTACCTAAGGCCTCTTCGCCCTTACCCACTTCGTAAGTTAAAGATATAGCACCTGGATTCGAGATGTCTAAGACTATCTGCTCTCCGGTTGGTGCGTTAGTTGTTAAAGGCTTCTGCCCGTATGCAAATAGTTCAATCATGAGTAGCCTCGGTATGTACCTCCTTTAGTAGTTGGACGCTCTTTTGCGTACTTGAATTTTATCTGATAAGTAAAAGGAGCGCGTTCGTTTAGGTTCTTCTTTCTTACAAAGTTTGATTCCGTTACTACGATAGGAGTAACTGATTCGCCTTGTGACCCTATTAAGAATACGTTAGGCGATATGAAAAGCGACTCCATAAGTTCTACCTCGTCTTCATTAAAGAGGTCGGTATTAGCTACCATCTCTTGAGTCGCTGACACTTTAGATATTCGGCTACCTCCTTGATCGCCTCGAAAGTTAAAATCTTGTGAGGCGTCTGCCGTATTCCAGTTTCCTGCTACTTGGTCAAAAGTCTTTCGGTCTATGCTGCCCGTACTCCTTTGGTGTAAAAGGCTAAAGGTTTGGTAATCCCAACACCCTAAAGAGTTTTGAAAAGCTAAAGTTACGAAGTTGTAATTGTCTTGCCCGTACATACAATCCGAATCTACTATCGTAAATTGATAGCAACAAGAGGCCATATCTGCAAGCGTTGCGTTTGATGGAACGACAAGAGCCGAGTCCATAACGAAGACCTCGTAATAAGAAGCCGTTGTACCTATAGCGCTAAAATTTTGTACCGTCTGCTTTGACAAATTATACGGGCCGACTCCGAAATACTGCAAGCTTTCATCGTCCCCGGATGCTGAGCCAGCAGGCGTACCCCCAGAAGTAGCGGCAATATGTCCTGAGTTTATGACAGCGTTGTCCGAGTCGTATACTGTTACGTGTATGGATACAGCCGTCGAGTTAACAGGAGCAGCACCTTCCATAGCTAACCCAATAGTTCGAACTTCTTTACGAGTAACTTGTTGGTGTATCACCTTAACATTTGAGGCCGTTGTACTTGTAAAATTGGAGTCTATCTTTCTATCGCTAAAAACTCGAGAGCTGGAGNCTAAAGGCAAAAACGAATTTAACCATGCTGGAGTAGTTAGGTAAGTAGCTATCCCTTCGTCCCATGTATATTCCCTTTGCAGACCGGCGGTCATAATACAGGAGATATAGTTGGCCGTCAATAGGTTTGGGTATTGAGTCGGGTTTGTGGTTGCAGACGCAGAGTATTCTTGTCCGAACTTTAACTCTACTTTGCGGAAGTTCTCTCCGTTGCTATGACACCAAGGCGTTAGCGGTGCATTCACTCCAAGAGTATGAATACTCGCCGTTTCTATTTGATTAGTAGTAACATTAGTATCTGCCTTACTAATGCTCATCCAGTCCTGTATTAACTTATCTACACGAATAACTCCTGCTCCTGCGTTATTAGGGTAGACTTTAACTCGACTAACCATTACACCACCTACGTATAAATCTGCAATATATCTAAATTTAAAGTTTGATGCGCTCGCTTGTTCCGTAGAAGTAAGCACGTACATAAGTTGCTCATATGCTCCGTGTACGACAGCCGCATCCGGTTTCTGTTGGATAGTCATTCCCATTATTTCACGTCTAAGTTTTTGTTAAGGCTAAGGCTCTCTCGTATTGCGTTAGCTACGTCTTCACCAACCGCTATTGAGAGCCATTTCATAGCTTTGGGTTTAAGGCGTTTTAAGGTGTCCGAAATAAAGAAGGTAGGCTTGAGTCCACGATTATAGATTGCCTTCGATATAAGGAACGACATAGACTTACGTGGAACGAATCTACCTTGTGCATCCCTTGAGCCTTGCAAGTTCTTTTGTACTACCCATTTGTCGATAGCTCCACGCAATCCTCTCGGCCCTTTACCGCTACCAAACTTGAACGGACTCTCAGACTGACGAGCAAATATGTTACGGCTTGCACCTTGTACGCCCTTATCTACGAACTCCCAATAGTGGACTTGTGGCGTTATGTTAACGTACATAGCGTACTGGTTTGCTCCGACGTTTACCTCCATAGAGTTATAGAGCGCGCCCGTGTTAACTTTGTCTTGCATACGTAAAGAGATACGAGCGTTCTTACGCCATATCTTACCTATCTTCTCAAGAGCTTTTTTCGTGAGTGTCATCGGGTACTTAACCTTTCCTATCATTATGTTAGGATTCGCCATCAGTCAAAGGGAGCTATGCAGAGGTTGTTTGCATTAGATACCTCAAGGGTTAACGCTCCACTCCATCCGGTTAACTCGTTATCGAATCGTACTGTAAAGGGTGTACATGATATAGGTAACTCAGCTTTGTAGTCTCCGTCTACTGTGGTGTTGGTGTTGGCTAATGATTGGATAAACATATCAAGCACATCGTGAAGCATCTGTAGCGTATCGCTATAGACTTGGTTTCTGTCTGTTAGGTCGGGCTGAATCATATCCGCAACGAGCAACTCTATATCGTAAGACATGACTCCGTTATCTATAGATACGCCTAAAATCTCGCAGTATAAAAAAGGGTATTGCCTCTGGTCTAACTTCCCGATATCTACTTCGTCCAATGGCCCAGCGTGGAAGTGCTGGAGCATGAGGTGGTCGTTAGCTATGGTCTGTAGTGTGTCTACTATTTGTATGTACGATTTCATCTGTATTGCTCTGCGTCTGGTGACTTACCTTGTCGGCTGTTGTCTTGTTCATAAGCTAAATATGTGAAGGCCGATTCTATCTCAATTTCAGTTGCGGCTTCTATTTTTAACGGGTCCCCTCCGGCAAGGCTATGGATAATAACATACCACCCCCATTTCTCAGACATTAAGTTGCTGCCTCCTCCACTAAAGAGTTGGTTAAATCTGTCGTTAAGGTCACGCCTATAGACAAAAAAAAATTGACCGCACCGAGTACAACGTCCATTCTTAGGTCATCCCAAAAGGTAGGGAAGGTTTCACCCTCGTATTTTTCTATNGTGTAGAAGTCGCCGCCTTCGGTCTTTATCGGTCGGTANAGTATGCAAAGTATCTCGCTNAGGTTCTTTAAGAATCCACCTCCGCAGTANGTCTCTAAGTCTGCAAACTCTCCTACTGTTAACTTAGATAGGTTAGGATGGAAGCCGTACTTCTTGCCNTTGTATTCTATCTTCCTTTGTAGCTCTTGGTTGTTCTCGTCCTCGTTATTAAGCTTGCTTACTATTATGGCTATGCGCTCTANTTCGGGAAGGGTAAGNTGGTCGGTCTGCTCTTTAGTAAGGTTACACAAAATACCGATAGATTCGATAAGCCACTCCGTAGAGTTCTCTTCGAATTTAATTTCTGCAAGGAGTTTGTACTGCTGAACGGATAAGTCAGCAAGTGAATCGGGTACGGTTATTTTCATGAGATATAGTATTTACCAGAGTAAGAAGTTCCGATGCGGTTAATACATATGTATCTTACCGCGTCGATGATGTGGTTAGAATGGTCTACGGGTTTGCTAAGTTGCACCCCGTTACGGTCTACTTCCCATCGGTAATTGCGGAATTCCTTTTGTGCGTTAAGTGAGTCTTTGAGTATATATAACTTATGGCGTTTCATTATGTCGATGCCTAAGCGAATAGAGTCCGGGCCTTTCTTAGAAGGCTTCACGTTGTGACCTAAGCGATGCAACTCTTCGATACTCTTAGGCTCGGCACTGTCGCAGATTATAGGTGTTCTATCGAGTTGTAGCTTGTTTAGTTCTTCGCTTATATCTCGGTTAGTCATTCCGGTCTTGTAGAGGTGTTCTTCAATATACAAAGAATAGTCCTCACGCCATACAGATACGATAGCCGTAGGGTCATTAGTGAACCCCCAGTCGCATCCGTAAGCTACCAACTTAGCCCGTTCTGGTATAGCGTCTGTCTGCTTCCAGTTAGGGAAGACGGCGGCCGTATTGACTCCCCTCTCTCCGAGTCCGTATATACGCCAGAAGTTTTCGTCGGTTTCCTTAAAGCGTTCTATCTCTTCTATGACGGATTGCTCTAAGAATGGGTTATCTAAGTACGTGGTCTGAAAGAAGTCTACATCGTCCCTTGTCAATACGTGTTCGTAAATCCAGTGATGCTCGTCGGATGGGTTGTAGTCGATTACAATACCAGTTCCAGTTTTACTACCTGTCGTTCTAAGTAGTAGCTGCCTCCAATCTTCGAGCGTTAATTCGTTGCACTCGTTTACGTAAAGGATATCCCTCTTGCGTCCTCTGAGCTTCTGAGGTTGGTCGGTAGATATAAACTCTACAAGGTTGCCGAATAGGTTGTATGTCGCTTGACTCTTGTTGTGGTTCTCTTCTTGGTAGTTACCCCCTTCGGTAAGTATCTGAATAAAAGTCCCTCATAACTGACGACCTTAAAGCCGGAAAGGTTTTACGTACTATAGTAATGACTATCCCAGCCCCTCTATTCTTGAAGCATAACTCTATTAAGACTTGACATATCGAGAACGTCTTACCGCTACGACTACCACCTTGATGGACTTGTATCTTAGCCTTAGACTTCTTCGCCTGATAGTATGTCGTCGGTTGCATCATTTGACTAATTCAAGAAACTCCTCCACGCACGTAACTCCTACCCACTTACCATTCTTTTGATACTTCTTAGCCTTTGGGTAATACGTCACTCCGTTGACTTTAAAAATCCCCGTACTTGGTTCGTAGAACTTAACCCCACTTTCGTTAAATAACTTACGGAGTTCCTTTCGCTTCTTGGCGTTCTTACGTTTCTTAGTTTTCGTCATCGAACCACGTAAACGGTTTCGGTTCGTTTATCTCGATTTGTTGCTTCTCTACATACCCTCGATTCTTTCCTTTGGTCTTGAGGTAGAAGATGGTACTGCTTGGAACTTTGTCTTTGATTTGTTGGTGTAGTGAACTCTCTGCAAAGTCTATCGCGCTTTCTTGTATGTCCTTTACCGCATCAGCATAGTCCTTGTCTTCGTCCATCCATCGGTAGTGAGTACGTCTTTCTATATTGCACGACTTAGCGGCGGTAGTTACGACACCTAACGAGCGTTCAAGTGCGTCTAAAAAATCTTTTTTATTATGTGACATTTGTGACTTTGTTACGTTTGGGTGTGTGAACTTTCCCATTAGTTCGCTTGGGTTATTACCATTAAATCGTCTTCTTCTTCAAGGTGTGCTTTCTTACCCGTGAAGTCTTCCCATCGCTTTACTATTACATCGCAATACTTCGGGTCAAACTCCATCGTAAATGATGCAATGTTATTCTGTTGAGATGCTATTAACGTACTTCCACTCCCCCCATATAAGTCAAGGATGTTAGTAGGCTGACTGTTCTTTATTGCTCTACTACAAAGCTCCGTTGGTTTTTGGGTAGGGTGTTGATAGTTAGTGTCTTTGCTAATCTCCCAAACATTGGAATCCGAGCCTTTAAACTCTCCGTAATAAAAACAAACCTCATATTGACCTCTGTATCCTCTACCTAATCCAAAGTTGTTTTTTTTCCAAACGATAGTTGTTTTTGGTTTTGTTTTAAGGTTTAAGTAATTCTCTACCCTTCCCCAAATATAAACCTCTCTCGCTTCAGGGATACAATGATAAAACTTATCGGGGTTCTCATCATCACCTTTAATCATATCAAACTTCTTTGTCCGACCTCCACCATAACTCATTCCATAAGGTGGGTCGGTAAATACCATGTCCGCCTTCTGACCATCCATAAGAATCTCTACCGCTTCTTTGCTCGTAGAATCCCCACACATAACCCTATGCTCTCCAAGTATCCAAACATCGCCTAACTTGGTTGTCGGTTCTTCTGGTGCTAAGGGTACATCGTCTTCGTCGGTTAGGCCTTGCATCTCTTCGGGTTCGGTATCCCATACGTCCATACCCCAGTCAGTAAGGTCTGAGCCTACCCACTCGTTAGCTAACATATCGTAGTCCCAGTCTCCATAGTTTAGATTGTCTTTAATCATAAACTCGTCACGCTCGGCTTGTGTCCATTCCGTAACGTCTATGGCTGGTACTTCTTTGTACCCTAAGTCCTTCATAACTAAGAGCCTCATATTACCGCCCACTACAACGCCGTCCGCTACCACTAAGGGACGNACTTCAAGCATCTTAGGGAAGTTCTCAATNGATGACTTCAGCGTCTTGTACTTCTCCTTCGAGAGCGTCCTNGGATTGTTCGGGTCTATCTGNACTTGACTTATCGGAATCTTCTTTGTTTGTATATTCATCTACTGATTTAATTACTGACTTGAGCAGCTCCAAGAAGTTCGGGTTNGCTACTGCAAGGTCTAATATAATGTTAACCGAATCGTTATTCTTAGAGTCTACGTTTATTAGGTTCTTATNTCTTGAGAGGAGTAAGTAGTCTTCGGAAGTGTTAATNTGCTTCCTTGCTTTTCTATCTGACATTAGTGCGTAATTTCTAACTCAACGCCCCACCATAGGAAGTCTATAGCTATAGCAAACGTGAAGTCGTAGTTAAAA